GCTATACCCCATTGCCCTATAGACCACCGTTTGACGACCAAGACTGGACCGGATGGGGAAGCCCGGACTTAAACTCTCCGGCCTCCCGTGGCTACGACGGGAACCTTCCAACATACTACAACCCGGAAACACGAGAACACCGTATAGACATGATTGGAGGTAGGACTCCTCCTCCAAACTCGCCATGGAGGCCGATGACAGAGGAAGATAGGAGAGATCTCTGGCCGGAAAGCGGAAATCCCATACGCATTGATCCCATAGAAATGCCGGGGAGTGGGTATGCCGCTGCTCCGACGCCTGCTCCGACGCCTGCCCCTGCTCCGACAGAAGGGGGGATAGGAAGCCTGAACCCCATAGGGGCGCCTTCTCCTGCCCCTACACGAACCGCTCCTCCGGAAGGATCTGAGCAGTGGGGGAATTTCTACGTGTCTCAGGATGGAAGGGTTTACAACGCGGATGGAAGTTATGCTCAGAGGGGCGCGGAGCTTTTTGCGTTTGGACTTCCAGGCCAACAAAATTCTGACAACATATCCGTTAGGCCGTTCTTCACCGTCGGGGACGACGGAGACATTTTGTTTGCCACAAAGAAGTACAACTGGAACACAAAGACGTGGGAGGACGGATATGACAGTCCGAACGGACCGAGCAGCATGGGGGCAGCCGGGACCGCCTCAAATGTCTACGACGCAATCAAAAACGTAAAAACACTGTTTAATAGGGATTATGCTCCGGGCAGGGATACCGTTTATGGGGCAATAGAAAACTATCAGCCGTGGACAACGAGAAACGTTTCTCCCAATTCAAATCCGAATCCAACCCCTAATCCTACGCCCACTCCAGGACCGACTCCAAGTCCTACGCCCACTCCAGGACCGACTCCAAGTCCTACGCCCACTCCAGGGCCGACTCCAAGTCCTACGCCCACTCCAGGACCGACGCCTAATCCGACCCCTCCGTCAGTCGTTATACCGGAATACGAAAAGCGAGTTCCCGAGGGCGTAGCCGCGGAGGTAATGAACTGGCGTCCAGACAGAGTCACTACCGACTGGCCGGTTCTCAAGCCCATCACTGAGTTCCAAGGCCGTAAGTCCGCATCGCAGCAGTATGCGGAATTGATTGGGGCACGTCCTCCGGGCTTCCCAACGCCCGCCCCAACGCCTACTCCTAGCCCTGGAACCACTCCGAGTCCTAGCCCTGGAACAACTCCGAGTCCAAGTCCTGGAACCACTCCGAGTCCTAGCCCTGGAACAACTCCGAGTCCAAGTCCGGGAACAACACCTGCGCCTACTCCTAGCCCTAGTCCGGGAACCACTCCGAGCCCGAGTCCGGGAACAACACCTGCGCCTACTCCTAGCCCGGGAACAACGGGAGGTTTTCCGCCCGGAGTTACCACGCAGCCGTATGCAAACGGGTATCTTCTTGGCTCAGACGGAAAAATATACAACGCAGACGGCACTCGTCCCGCCCAAGGGACGATGCTTATTACGATGGACCCTTCGTCTGGGTCCGGAATAATTGTCGGGCCAGACGGCAGGGCTTTGTATGGGGTTGCCACTTCTCCGGCAACGCCGCCAGTTACTCAGCCTGTAACCCCGCCGGCCCCGTCTCCCGCGCCGTCTTCGACTCCCAGTGTCGGCCCAAGAGGGGTAGCGGACTTATTCAGCGGCCCTACTACCCCTCCGGTTACTCCGCCGGTAACACCGCCTGTCACCCCGGAGACTCCGGCAACCCCTCCGGTAACACCCCCCGTCACTCCGCCGGTAACACCCCCGGTAACACCCCCGGTAACACCCCCCGTCACTCCGGAGACTCCGGCAACACCACCTGTAACACCTCCCGTTACTCCGCCGGCAACACCTCCTGTCACTCCGCCTGTTACCCCACCGGCTACCCCGCCGGTAACGCCCCCGGTAACACCCCCGGCTACTTCGCCTGTTACCCCACCTGCCACGCCGGCAACCCCAGCGTTCAGGCCCGCGCGCGGGAACACGTTGATCAATGGGGACATGCAGCGTAACAGCGATGGTCTCATCCTAGACACGCAGGGAAATCGCGTAGCGGCGGGAACGGCCATCGACCTTGGAGCGGGCGGCAAGTTCTATGTAGGCGCTGACGGCAAGCTGTCTACCAACAGCCCCACGCCTATTACTCCCGTAGGCGCTCTAAGACCTGCAACCTACACAGGTGCACCAAGCCTCGCCTCTTATGCCATAAGCAACAGTCTTCCGGCACTGCAACTACAGGTCGATACGACGGGAAGAGTTTTTGACAAAAACGGAGTCGCAGTCTCCCCTAATACGGTACTTAACCAGTTCGCTAAAGTTGGGGCAGATGGAAAGTTTGAATGGGGGTCGAATGCCGCCCCTGTAAACGCATACGTCGGACCCGGCATTGCAAAGGCCTTTGACCTTGGGGGTCGTGACGTTAACCAAGTGCTGGGGGAAACACTTCCTCCTCTCTATGTGGACGGCAAGAAAAACACGAACGTTACGCTTCGGCAGATTGACGACGAGATATTCAGAAGAACCCTTCGCACGGGGTACGCCCCAACCGCCGCTGGGACAAAGAGCGAGGAATACGGAAACCTAGGCTTTGGTCAGGCCTTTGCCGGCGGCAATGTGCCAGTCCCAAATACCAAAGGCGCGGGCCTTTGGGCTGCAGGCATTGATCCAGACGACCCCGCTGTTAACCTCAGAATTGAACGTTGGGCACGCGAAAATGAGTGGGGGATGGCACAAGCATCAAGGTTTTATCAAACCTTTGGCATTGATCCAACAAAGCTCACCAGAGAAGAAAAAGACAGGTACAAACTTGAAGCCGTTGACTGGTACTTCCGTACCGGAGGCAGAATGGACCCTGTTGAAAAGGGCAGTGACGCTTATCTGCAGGAAAACATTAAAAACATTCACCGCACCACGGGTTACGTACCAATTCCTCAAGGAACCGTCATCAATGGCGTAACGCTGGGGGGCGGTCTTGGAGCGCGAAACGATAACCCTAATACATTAAACGCGCCTTACGGCGGATTGATTGGATTTGGGATTGACCCATACGACCCCGCTCTTGTTCAAAGACTGGACCTGCTTGTTCGAAACGACAACAAGATAGGCGGAGAAATCGGCGGCAAACTTGCCGAGTATTTCAGCAAGAATCCGAGAACGGGGACTAGCGCCGACCTTATCAACGGAGTGGACTGGTACTACCGCGACCTTGGTCGCCGGATGGACAAGGACAACTCGTTCTTTGGGTCGCTGGTCGGGAAGATTATTGGCATTGGCCTGACAACCGTTGCGGGCGTCATTAACCCGTGGCTTGGTGCTGCAGTAGGAGCAGGAATTGGTGCTGCCAGTGGCGGTGGATTCTTGGGCGCACTGATGGGCGGACTTGGTGGGTATGGCTGGGGCAACATTCTTGGCAAGGCCGGGATTAACCTCAACAACATCGTCAAGATTCCGATTATCCAGAAGCTGGGCATCTTGCCAACGGCCAGTACGGAGTTTGGAGCAGCTGCCCTGCAGAAACTCCTGTCGAGCCCTGTCGAGCTTGGACAGAAGTTTGCAGGAAGTCTGGCTGGTGTTGCGTGGGACGAGTTGACTGAAGCTGACAAGCGTCAGATGTCTGACCTTGCCATCGAGATGAACGTCCCGATTGCTCATTTCAAGGCAGGCATGAGACAGCCGGGCGCTGCATCCCCCGCGCCTTCCCCGTCTCCTGCGCCGTCTCCTGCGCCGTCTTCGACTCCCGGAGTCGGCCCAAGAGGGTTAGCAGACTACGCTGTATCCAGTGGCCTTATCAAAAGGGCAATGGGAGGCGAGGTCACAAGCCCGTGGGCCTCGGACCTTGAGCAGTTGACCAAGGGATGGGATCAAAAGCAGCAGTCTTTGGAAGATAAGTTTTCTCAGATGACGAATGACCAGTTCATCCAAAAGGCGGACGCAAGCTCGTCGCAGGCTGCTCCCGGCGAGGCGAAAAAGGATTACACTGACTTAATGTCACCGACGCCTAACGCCATGGCGTCGGCGGGCATTAACTCGTTCATCAAGAGCTACGGATAACCCAATGCCTATAGACAAAGCACTGAATCCTGCGCCTTCACTCGAAATTATCGCGGTGACGGACGAGGAACCCGATATTGAGATCGTGATTGACCCTGATGGGGGCGCGACGATTGAGATAGGGTCCTCGGACCAAGGACCAAGGGACTTTTACGAGAACCTTGCCGAGGTGGTAGACCCTTCAGTGCTGTCCAGGATTGCGTTGGACTTGCTGGATCTGTACGAATCGGACAAGGCTAGCCGGGGAGATTGGGAGACCCAGTACACGAAGGGCCTTGAGCTGTTGGGCTTGAAGATGGAAGAGCGCACCAAGCCCTTCCGTGGAGCCTCGGGTGCCGCGCATCCCATGCTTACAGAGGCGATTGTGCAGTTCCAGGCGCAGGCATTTAAGGAATTGATGCCCGCTGGAGGCCCTGTCAGGACGCAGATTGTTGGGAAAGAGAGCTTGGACAAGGTCCAGCAGGCCGCGCGCGTGCAGGACTTCATGAACTATCAGATCACAACGGTGATGGCTGAGTACACACCGGAGATGGACCAGGCGCTTTTCTACCTGGGCTACGGTGGATCTGTGTTCAAGAAGACGTATTTCGACGCCACGCGCGGTCGGATGGTCAGTAAATTGGTCTTGGCGGATGATTTGATCATCCCGTACAACGGTTCGAGCGTGATAAGTGAGTGCCCCCGCATTACTCACCGCATTGCGATGTACGAAAACGACTTCAAAAAGCGCGTTTGGTCTGGGGAATATCTGGACTACACATTCTTTCCGTCCCCGTCCCCCGAATCTCCGTCAGAAATCCAGTCTGGGATTAACAGACTGGTGGGCATTGAGCCTTCCAGCCGCACAGACGAGCTGTTTCTGCTGGAATTTCACGTCGATCTCGACATCGAGGGCTTTGAAGACGAGGACGAAGATGGAAATTTGACCGGAATCAAGCGTCCCTACGTCGTTACCGTCGAAGAAAACAGCGGAAAAATTGTTGGAGTTCGCAGGAACTGGGAAGAAGGCGACGAACTCAAGCAACGAATCGAATATTTCGTTCATTACGTGCTGGTCGAGGGCCCGGGAGCATACGGCTTGGGCTTTGTGCACCTGATTGGAGGCCTTTCCAAGGCTGCGACCTCGGCACTTCGTCAGCTTTTGGATGCAGGAACGCTCGCAAACCTGCCTGCAGGCTTCAAAGCCAAGGGTGCGCGGATCGCGGACGACGATAATCCCATCCAGCCGGGCGAGTGGAGGGACATTGACGCGGGCGGCGCGGAACTTTCGGCCTCCCTGCTGCCGCTTCCGTACAAAGAGCCCAGCCAGACGCTGTTCCAGCTGCTCGGATTTACGGTCGAGGCCGGCCAGCGCCTTGCCAGCATTGCTGACATGCAGGTGGGAGACGGGAATCAGCAGGCTGCGGTAGGAACTACGCTGGCGTTGCTGGAACGCGGCTCGATGGTGATGTCCGCCATCCACAAGCGCCTGCACTATTCGCAGAAACTTGAGTTTGAGATGCTCGCGCGCGGGTTCGCGCGGTGTTTGCCAGACTCCTACCCCTATGACGTGCCGGGTGCAAGCCGCACCATCAAGCGTTACGACTTCAACAACATGGTCGCGGTGCTTCCAGTATCCGACCCGAACATCTTCTCGAGCGCCCAGCGTCTTACGCTGGCGCAGATGCAGCTTGAAATGGCGCAGAGCGCGCCGCAGATGCACAACCTGTACGAAGCTTACTATCGCGTCTACTCCGCGATGAACGTGCGGGACATCGATGGCATTCTGAGGCCCCAGAACACGCAGATGCCCAAGGATCCAGCCTCTGAAAACTCCTCTGTCATGGACTTGATGGAGCTAAAGGCGTTTGCAGGCCAGCACCATGATGCCCACATCATGGCGCACTTGCTGATGGGGATGTCTCCCCTCATCCAATCCATTCCTCAGGCGGCGATCATTTTGCAGAAGCACGTGTTTGATCACATTCGCTTGAAGGCGGAAGAGGATGCGGAGGCGGAACTCTTCCGCCAGTACGGGAAAGACCCTGAAAGACTTGTCTCCGACATCCAGAGAGAAGGCCTGGTCGCGACGCTTATCGCCAAGAACCTGCAAGAAGCCAAGGCCCTGCAGGAACAGTTGGCTGGTATGGGCCAGGCGCAGGCTCCGCAGCAGGACCCGGTGGTCATGCTGAAGGAAAAGGAGTTGGAACTCCGTGCGCAGCAGGATCAAGGGAAGATGCAGATCGAGCAGGCGAAGATGCAGCAGAATGCACAGATTCAGCAGCAGCGTATTCAGTCCCAAGAGAAGATTGCGCAGGCTCGCGTGGATGTCTCGCGCGAAAGAGCAGAAATGATGAACGAACAAATTCAAGGAGCACAGCAAAATGCCGCTCAAAAAGGGTCGCAGTAAAAAGGTCATTGGCGGCAACATTGGCGAGGTGGTGCGGAAGTTCAAAAAGACCGGGAAGATTGGAACCAGTAGCCCAAGTGGCCTGAAGTCTGCTGTTTCGCAGGCCGCGGCGATTGCGTATTCAAAAGCGGGCAAAGCCAGGACCAAAAAAAGCATGGGCGGCGCAGTTAGGTCTGTTGTTCGCAGGGACGGAAGGACCCCGACCAAGATTTATTGAGTGATTTTTCTTGCCATGGTGCGGCATTCGCTGCACCATGGCGACGCCTTCAGACGTGGCCTAATTCGTCTGCTTTACATGGGAACTGCCATGCTTGAATTTGCAGAAAGTCTCCTCAAGGAGATACGAAAGCTACAGGCTGACACGGAAGCGTTTGTCCTTAACGGCAATATTGCCGACATGGAGCGTTATCGCTTCATGATGGGCCGTCTTGAAGGCTTAAAAATGGTTGATGCGATTACCAGAGATCTTCTGGCTAAGCGTAGCGACGATGATTTTTAACCGGAAGGAGGGCACTGATGACAACTGCATCTGAAGAAAAGCCGATGACGGCGCTTGAGCAGAAGTGGAAGGAAGCTGGCGAGGGCAAAAGCCCTGCGTTGGACGACGCTTATGACGCTGAAGGCAAGTTTCAGCCGGAAAAGCTTGGGACCGCGCTGCGAGATTTAGTTCCAACCCCGGTAGGCTGGCGAATTGCCATTCTTCCCTACCGTGGACCCGAAAAAACCAAAGGCGGAATTGTCCTGGCGGACGAAACGCAGCGTCGAACGCAGCTTGCTACGACGTGTGGTTACGTTTTGAAGCTAGGGGACCTCGCCTACAAGGATGAGTCCAAGTTTCCTTCCGGCCCGTGGTGCGCGGAAGGTGATTGGATCATTTTCGGGCGCTATGCGGGTTCTAGGATCAGCATTGACGGCGGAGAAATTCGTATCTTGAACGACGATGAAATCATCGGGCGTATTAACGACCCCGAAGATATTCTTCACATGTGAGGAGCATGCAAATGTCAGACGATGAAATGCAGTTTAACGTAGGGGAAGACGAATCCCCTGCTACGGTTACCTTGAACCCCACTGAGGGGAACAAGGTTGAGGCGGTTGTTGAGGAGGGCGAGCTTGACCAGTACAGCGACAAGGTTAAGCGGCGCATTGACAAGCTGACGGCTCGGTTGCGGGAGACCGAACGCCGTGAACAGGCGGCCTTGGAGTATGCCAAGGGCGCGCAGCAGCGTGCGCACGAGCTGGAGAGGCAGTATCAGCGCACGGATTACGCGCGGTTGAATGAGGCGAACACTCGCCTAGAGAGCCAGGCTTTGGCCCTGAAGCAGATTATCCGCAAGGCCCGTGAAGAGGGCGACGTGGATACTGAAACAGAGGCTCAGCAGCGCCTGACATCGATCATGTTCGAGAAACAACAGGTCGTTAACGTTGCAGCGCAGCGTGAAGCGTATCTGAACCAGCCGCAGCAGCAGGTCGCGCCGCAGCAGCAGGCACCGCGGCCCGCGCAGCGTCAGCCCGACCCTAAGGCGGAGGACTGGGCGGAGCGTAACCAGTGGTTTGGGCGGGACACGGTCCTGACCCACGCGGCATGGGGCGTTCACAAGGAGATGGTTCAAAAGGAAGGATTTGACCCCCAGTCAGATGACTACTATGATGAACTTGACAAACGCATGAGAGACCTTTTTCCACAAAAGTTTGAAAGTGCGTCAACTAATTCCAGGAGCTATCGGCCCGTGCAAACGGTAGCTCCTGCGGCCCGATCAATGGGCGCAGTACATGCACGCCGCACTGTCCGGTTGACTCCGAGCCAGGTTGCGATTGCCAAAAAGTTGGGTGTTCCGCTAGAGGAATACGCCAAGTACGTGAAGGAGTAGGAAATGTCCGACGCTTTTGATGTGCCAAAATTGAATCGCACCGCTCGCGAGACTCGCGAAGCGACTGCGCGCCGCAAGCCTTGGGCTCCCCCTTCCCGTCTTGATGCGCCGCCCGCTCCCGCCGGATACAAACACCGGTGGATTAGAGCAGAAGCCGGTGGTCAGGAAGACCGAATCAACATTGCTGGTAAGCTTCGAGAAGGCTACGAGCTTGTTCGTTCGGAAGAGTACCCTGACTTCACTGCCCCGTCAGTTGAAGACGGTCGTCACGCTGGGGTTCTCAGCGTTGGCGGGCTCCTTCTTGCTCGAATCCCTGAAGAATCCGTCGATGAACGCAGGGCATACTATTCTTCCCGCACCCACGACCAGCTTAAGGCTGTCGATAACGACCTTTTGAAGTCAAATTCGCATTCATCGATGCGGATTGACCGACCGTCGCGGCAGACCAAGGTATCTTTTGGGGGGCCGAAAGGCTCCAATCAGTAACATTTTTGAGGAATAGACAATGGCAAATGTCGATAAAGCATTTGGTCTGCGTCCGCTGGGTAATCTTTCTGCGACTGGCGCTCAGAAGCAGTACGGTTATGAAATTGCGGACAACCAGTCCGGTGCCATCTATCAGGGTGACCTTGTCACCATTGTTGATGGCTATGTTGTAAAGTTTGCTCCCGCTACCCACTCGGCGGCGCTGGGTGTTTTCAACGGTTGCAACTACATTGACCCGTCGTCAGGCAAGCCGACCTGGAAGAACTACTATCCGGGCAGCGTTAACATTACGTCGGGCAAGATTACTGCCGACGTTCTTGACGACCCGAACCAGCTTTTCCTTATTCAGGCGGATGAGGACATCGTTCAGGGCGACATCGGCAAGAATGCGGATGTGGTCGGCACTGGTGGTAGCACTACCACCGGCGTTTCCACGATGGAGCTTGATTCTTCCACGATTGCCGACACGGCTGCCCTTAATCTTAAGATTGTTGGGCTGTGGAATACTCCCGGCAATGAGCTGGGTAACTACGCAGTTGTCGTTGTGAAGATCAACGAGCACCTGTACGGTTCCACCGGCGTCAAGGCTGTGACCTAAGAGGTAATTACAAATGGCAATTTCACGCGCACAGCTTGTAAAAGAACTTGAGCCGGGTTTGAACGCCCTGTTCGGTCTTGAGTACAAGAACTACGAGAACGAACACACGGAAATCTACGACATCGAGTCGTCTGACCGTGCGTTTGAAGAAGAAGTGATGGAAGCCGGCTTTGGCGAGGCTCCGGTGAAGAACGAAGGCGCTGGCGTCGCTTACGACCAAGCGCAGGAAGTCTACACCGCCCGCTACACGCACGAGACCATCGCCCT